TACCGGAGTGTTAGTCGGGTAATCTGTGGTAACTAGTGATACTCTTGTATTTCCTACTTGTTCTAAAAAGTCTGGTATAATTCTGCTAATTTTTGCAATAAACTCACCATCACCTCTAATGTCTGGCATACCAATTGATTGACCTGTCGAAGATCTTTTCTGTGTAATATCAAATTCACCTGATGTAATTGTTCCTTTTAATGGTGTAACCACACCTCCAGCATCAATTTGATCTGTTCCTGTTTCATGTTCATAATAAATTGTACAGCCGTCAGTGTTACCAATTACATCATAAGAAGCATTGCTATCAGGATCATAATAGTTTGCATGAGGTTTATTAAATACAGCTGAGTCGGACCATGATGCTCTAGGTAAACCTACTTTTGTGTTTGCACCTGATGAATCAGTTTCTGTTGTTATTGAATTTATAGTCCATACAGGTCTTTTATTAGTTGATTCCAAATAATTAAATGTAACCGCACGGTCTATTTGATTAGACCCATTACTACAATAAAACCAATTAACTTCTGTAAACAAATTATTTAAACCACAATTAATTAAATCTCTAGCTGTGCTATTTAAATTATCATAAACATGGTCTTCAACAAGACATGGCATAGATTTTAATTGACCATCGTAAGTAAAGAAACCATTCTCTGACATCCAATAAGCAACACCATCAACTTCAACACATGCATTTTTACCAATCAATCCACAGTTAGTTCCAGCTTGTTCAAAAGAAAAAGTAAATGGTGCACCTACAAATCTCATTAAAAATAATGAAGTGTCGGTCCATACATAAATAGCATCCCTACCTTTTATAGCTCCCATAATTTTAGAACCTGCAGCAAGTCTTTGTGTACCCGCTGTGTTTTCTGCAGTAACTGTATAAGCTGTAGACCCATCAATATTTTCTTGGTCAGAAAAACGAATAAACATATCGTCTTGTGTTGCTTTATTTCCTACTGTTGTTTCTGTTCCAAAAAATACTAAATGTCTGTCCGGTGTAGATACTAATACATGTCTAGATGCAGTAGGAGCATTTGCAATAAGTGTTGCTCTAATTGAGGTAGCATTTGTTGGTTGTGCATCCCATTCAAAACATTCACCATTATAAATAAGTGCAATTAATTTTGTACCAAAATTATCTAATATCCATAAGCCAGGGTTAAGTGTTACGTCATCTGTAGAAGATTCACCCCATGCAACAAAAGCTGAAATATTACTTACAGTTGCTCCTGCACTATGTGTAGCTTTTGTAGTACCATTGACACCTCTAGCTCCTCCACTTAAGGTCCCTGTTGCCTGGTCATTGTTTGTATAACTAATATCTTCTGTACCAATTCTAATTTCTCCAGCATCAGGAAACGCTGTTGAGTTTGAAATAACAATATTAGTTGTAACTGTATCTGTTAAAGCAGTTGCTAAAGTTGTAGTTGCAATACCAGAGGCAGTTCCACCAAAATTTGCTGTTCCCCAACCGAATCCACCTAGTTGTTGAGACGGACCAACATGATAAAAAGGTTTGCCTGTAGCATCTCCGGAATTATTTAATTCAGTTCCTGTTTCATTACTTGGCATTGTAATTGTAATTGATGTAGATGTCGGTACTGAAGTTGCCATAAATTTTTTATCTTCAAAAGAAGCGTCGTTAAAAGTAGATCCTATTGCAGTAACTCCACTTACACTATCAAATAATATGATGTCATCTTCTTGCATACCATGAGGCGTTGCAAATGTAACTGTAACTGTTGGAGTTCCGCTTGCACTTGAAAAATTAACGTTTGCTATACTCACTCTTATTGGCGTAATATCATAAAACTGATCTCCAGAATATACATATAACATCCTGTTTGTGCCTATTGCTGCGTACTTAATACCTGCATTATTATCCCAATGATGCAAAGCTCTACCGGCTCCTGTTAATTTATCTTGACCCAATTGGTCCCAACCACCTAGTTTTTCTGGTGAACCATATCTAAATCTAACATTATTACCATCAAACCACTGTCCTTCAGCGCCTAATTCAGTAACTTGTTTATTGTATCCGGGAACAATTCCTAATTTTTGTAGCATATAAAAAACCTATATTTAAAAAAGAAAGTATATTACACTATAAATCAGATATCAAACACTACCTAAACCGTATGATATAATTATTCGGGGGTCTAAACCAATTGCTACGTGTAAATGTCCTTTTGGTATATGTAAAATACTGCCTGGTTCTACTATGTATTCTTTATCCTCTATTTTATACAATGTTCTACCAAAAACCCCTAAAATATATACGTCGTAAGTATCTCTGTGAATATTACTTTTTACACCAGATTGCATACAATAAAACAAATCCAAGTCTGCAGGTACATTAGCGTTATTAAAATTACTTTCACAATATTTAAATACATGTTCAAGCATTGGATAAGTATGTACTTTTTTAATTTGAAACACAGAGTTTAAAGCGTAATCAGTCAGCCATTGACTAGAATGAGAAGAAGGATAATGCCCTGTATCTAAGATATGAGATACTGTATTAAAATCAAAAGATTTTTCAAATTTTATTTTATTTTTTAATAACATTTTACCAAATACAATCTGTGTTCATAACTATTCTTTGAGACGATTTACTAGGGTGACTACCTGTATGTAAAATATTACCATCAAACACTATTAATCTATTTGCTTTAGGAGAGACTTTTTTAACTATTTTTGTTCCTTTAAAAAAAACAGTATCCCCATCACTGTCATTAACATAGTAAAGTAAAACATTGTGATCAAAATAAGGGTTTTCAAAATCTTTGTGTGGGGTATTATAATTATGTTTTTTTCCATTTGATAGTTTAAGTTGTAAATTTACTTTAGAACGAAATATTTCCATTGTTTTAATTTTATATTTTTGAAGAAATATTTTAGTAAAAGATTGAACTATTTTAAAATAAGGTGAGTTTATTTTATTTTCTCCTTGTCCTAAATCTCTATAAGCATAAAACAAATGAGTAAGTTGAGTCCCCTCAAGAATATTTTTATAAATTTTTTTCATATTTTTAGTAGTTTTAATTTTAGTAGTACTATTGTCTGGCTGTAAGTACCAAGGAAAATGATCTCCAGTAAATGTTTTAAGTATTTGCTCGTGTTGTTTTTTAGACAAAAAGTTGTCAATAACTTTGTACTTTAATTTTTTAATATTCATTTATATAACTTTTAATAGATTCTTTAGGGATAGCCTGACAATTCCAATGTATAAACCTAAAAGTATCATAACCTAAATCAGGTGGATACTCATGAGTTAAATAAGATGGAAAAAAAATCATAGTGCCTGGTTTAGTACCATAAGAAATTTCTGGAGAAGCATAAGTTATGTTTTCTTTTTTTATTTCAGGTAGGCCTATCATTGTTTTTCCTGGTCTTGGATCATGAAAGACTGGTCTACTTGTTGTCTCTCCTGATTTTAAAAAATAAAAACCAGAAATATGTCCGTTCCAATGTGAGTGAGCTGAATGATGACCACAACCATCTTTAGGAAACTCCTGTACCCATAACTCTGTTAAGAAAACAACGTGATTATTTAAATCATGTCCCATTTCTTTTAAAAGATTAGTTGCTGTATCAACTATATATCTTGATAGCTGATTAAATTTTGGGTCTCCCGCTAAACTAGTTGAATGATAGACAAATCCTTTGTCTCCTTTATTTCCATAAGTTTTATTTCTTTTTTTAATATCGTTCGCCAATCTTTTTTTAGTTGCTTTAATATATGGGTCAGAAGCTTTATTTAATTCTTTAACAAATTGTGGTTCATAAACTGTCCAGATAGGAGACGCAAAATAATTTTCTCTATTTAATTTTTTAGGATATAGTTTTGTTTTCATAATCTATTATTTTCTGTTACATGAAATTTAGTAGAATTGATTCCGTAGTAAAAACCAATTAAAGTAAGCCTATCTTCTTTTATATTTTTCTCAACAAATTGTTTTGCCCCATGCCATTGAGAGCCATCAAAAAAAATAGCTCTATTATAACTAGAATTAAAAGATATGGCTTCTTCAAAATCATTATTATTTTTTTTAAGTGTTTCTGTTTCTTGTCCAAACGATTTTTCTTTATATGTCTTTTTCTTTACCTGCATCAATTCTTCAGTTGGTGTAGGAAAAGCGCCTTTATATTGAAAAATAGAAGTACCACATTTTTTATGTTTAGATAAATATACTATAACAGTTAAATCTGCAGGTCCGTCTACGTGAATCCATCCTTTATTAATGTATTCAGGGGATATTTTTTGAAAACATACCTTCCCCATATTATAAGTTATGTTTTCGTAATTGTTAGGAAATAGAGTAGCTAGAACTTTTCTTCCAAAATGTCTATGTAATTCAGGTGAAATTAAATGAAAATGTTTTGTTCTTTTACCCGGCCATGCACCAGTTTCACTTGGATAATATTCACATTGTTTTGCATACCTTACAACTTCATCAGGATTTTGAAAAAAATTGTCAATGCACATTGAAGGAAACAACATATTATATTCTTACGTTAGAGTTTATAATACAACGAACGTCTTTTGTTGGTTGACTACCACTATGCCAATGATCACCACTAAAAATTAACATACGTCCTTGTTTAGGTTTTACTCGTTTTTTTATTTTTAAATTTTTATCTTTATAAACAATGGTGTCACCGTCACTGTTATTTACATAATACAGAAATACTAAATGTTTTTCAACCAGATCTAAATGTGGTGAGTCAATATATTTATCTTTAACTATGTTGTTGGATAAAGGAAACTGTAAAAAACCTCTAGATTGAAGAATATTTATTTCTTTTAATTTAAGTTTTTTAGCTGTTTTTATAAGTAAGTTGTTAATGTGTTTAAAATAATCACTTAGTTGACCATTAAATATAAAATGATGTGCTAGTCCTGGTTTTCTTTCGTCAGGGTTATCTTTTAAAGAAACATCATTAAGATAATACCAAGGAAAATATTTACCTAATATTAAATTTTTTATTTTTTCTTGTTCTTTTTTTGCTATAATATTATCTATAACTTTAATCATTTCTGTATTTCTGCACAGAAATATATCATTTACTTTAAATAGGTCAACTAATTAAATTAAGGTTTTTCCCAAGTAGATGTTGAATCATTCCAATCGTAATGATCTCTAATAGGTGTTCCATCTTGTCTTTGGTTTCCATCATCAAAAGTTTCCGGATAAGGAATAGGGGGCTCCCACATAAATGTAGTTTGATTTAAAACCCAATTAGTATAAATAGTTTCATCGTTAATTTTCATGTGTTCTCTATGAAAAGCATCATTTGCTTCATCGTAAACTGAACCAAATCCAGCGTAGTTTTTTCTAAAAGGAGTTCCACCTAATTTATGCACACCGCCTTCAGTATTATACGAAGTTTGTTTCCAAACAGCATTAGGTTCTTTATATAAAGTTCTTAAAAATTCTACTCCTCTTGATTCTTGTTCAACTCCAACGTAAATAACATTATTATTTTCATCTAATTGTTCCTCTAATAAAACATTATTACTAACAGGCTCAACTCTTATAACCCTGTTATTTTCATCTAATTTTGCAAAATAAGCCATTATGGGGTGTAACTCCCTGAACCGTTAAATACCATAACTCTTTGATCACCAACTACTGAAACTGATGGACTACCTGTTGTAGTTCCTGAATATAATGCTGAACAAACACTTAAAATAACAACACCTTTTCCACCGTCAGCGCCGGTTCTGTCAGCGTTTCCGCCGGCTCCACCGCCACCACCGCCAGTATTAGCAGCACCTGCTGAAGCACTTTGAAAATTTCCTGAACCTCTACCGCCGCCACCTGTTCCAGGTGTGGGTGACCCACAACCACCTTTTTGAGATCCACCACCGCCTCTAGCAACAGCTGAACCTGTAATAGAAGAAGATAAACCACAACCACCTGCATTGTTAGTGCCTGCTGTAACACCGGCTCCACCGCCGCCGCCACCTTCTCCACCACCTGCACCATTTGTTCCTTGACCGGCCGTACCTGCTCCTGCTTCTGTGCTACCTGTACCATGGCCTCCGCCACCTCCAGATCCACCAGCACATCCTGCTGAGTTGTTTGCTCCACCTCGACCCCCACCAGTTGCTATAATACTAACACCGCATCCAACGATTTTTGACTGACCGCCTGTATTGTCATTACTTGCTCCAGAGTTTCCACCTGCACCACCTGCACCAACAGTAACAGTGTACGTTGCACCAGGTACCATCTCGACTGTGCTTGCAGTTGCAGAGGTTGCTCCAGAATTTTCTGAGGCAAAAGAATTAATATATCCACCAGCTCCACCACCGCCACCACCTGCAGTGTCGTTAGTTCCACCAGCTCCAGCACCGCCACCAGCAATTACTAAAAATTGCAATATAAGGGGGTCTGCTGCTCCTCCAGCACCAAATCCTAAGACTTGATAACCAAATGATTTACCTTTTCTGTTTTGTATATTTTTTGTGTTCTTACTTGATGTAAGTTTATTTTTTAAATCTCTCATATCTAAATTCCTTATGCGTCGTTAGCTGCATCAGTAGTAAAGAATAATTTGATACCTAGAACTCTACATTCTCCGGTAAAAGTATCACTACCGTCTGCTGCATCTCTAAAAAATTGAAAGTATGTTTGCTCACCTGCTGCAGGAGAACCCGCAACTGTTACTGCACTACTTTCACCTGTGATTTGTTGATCTTCAACTGTTCCAATACCAGCATCTGTAATATTTATTGCTGTTCCATATGCAACATCAATAGTATCATTATCTGCACATGCAACTGCTTGCAAACCAAAAATAGCATTACCAGTATTAGTTGTGCTTGGAGACCAATAAGCTTGATAAGTTATTGTTCCTTCGTTCCATGATTTTGGCATAGCTACTGTAAATTGTGTATATTGTTTTGTACTAGCATCAAAGTCAAATACTTTTAAATCTGGTCTTGTAGCTGTTGTTTCTACTTGTGCTGCGTCTGCAGGATTAGTAGTTGGTCCGTACATAGCTGCAGCTGGAACCCATATAGTTTCTTTACCTGCAATTTTAATTGCAGCGGTTGCACTTTTAAGTACACCTGTTCCTTTAGGGTTGATATTAATATCAACATTTGTTTCACCTGTTGATGATAAAGTTGGACCAGCACCTGAAGCGGCATTTGCTAAAGTAAATTCATTAACTGCTGAACCCGTAGCTGTGAGTAAAGCTAATTCGTTTCCGTTAGTATCTAAAATTGAAGTTCCAATTTTAGGTGCTGTTAAAGTTTTGTTTGTTAAAGTTTGTGTACCAGTAAGAGTTACTTCATTAGCATCCCCTAAAGGTACTTCAAAAGCACCGGTGTTAGTTGCTACACCATCAAAATAAATAATTTTATATCCTTTATCATCTGCTGCAAAAGTGACCGTGGCCCCTGAACCAGATACAGCTTTTATCTGTACTGTTGATGCACCAGATGTTCCGTTTTTAATAAAATAAAAATTTTCTGTAAGTAAAGGAAAAGTTACAACTCTAGCTCCAGATATTGATCCTGTTAATTCTATAACTCTGTGTTGAGCAGTACCTGTTAAAGCACCGTCTGCTATTGTTAAAGCTGTTGGTGTACCTGAATCAGTCACAGCTTGAGAATTAACACCACCAGTTAATTGTTCAATTAAACTTAGGTTTGCGTTAGTTTTTGTTCCCCATTGTCCAGCGTTTTCGCCGGTTGCCATTAATTCTATGCCGAGATCCGTATAAGTTGATGCCATAATTTTGTTCTCCTATTAAGCTGCGTGGTTAACGTCTGTATATGATGTATTACCTGTTATGTCAACATCTTGATATCCAATTGTTCCGAAACCTACAGTATTTATACTAGCAGTAATCGATTGTCCTGTCAATCCTACAGTCATATTTGTTGGGCTTATTGCACCTTCATCTGCTGCAAAAGTTACACCTGTTATACCTACTACATCGGCAGGAGATATAGAACCTACTTCCGCACTCATTGTTTGAGATTCTAAAGTAAATACTACAGCGTCACCTGTATTTACTCCGGTAGCATTAACAACAGCAGTAATTGTTTGTGTGGTTAATCCTTGTACATCCGCAGGAGAAATAGAACCTACTGCAGCAGGTATTGCAAAACTTGCTAAACCTTGTGTAAAGTCTGCACCATCTCCTACATTTAAACTACCTTGTCCTACACCTATTGTTCCTGGTGCGGAAATACTAAATATCATATCAAACGCTGGTGCTATTTCTCCTACATCTGCAGATAAAGTTTGACCAGTTGGTACAATTATACTTTCAGGTTTAAATGTAAATGGATCTCCCCATTGTCCATTACCAAATGAGTTTACTCCCCAACCATCTGGTCCAAGATGAGCAGACATCGATAAACTATCAATAAATACAGTTGTAGTATTCTCTCCCCAGTTATTTTCGCCCCATGCGTCAGCACCCCATCCTTCTTCGGAGCCACCTATTGCTGTACCTAAATCTACTGAAAAATTAAAACCTGTTAAGTCTATAGTTAAACCGGATTGACCCCAGTTTTCTGTTCCGTATGTATCAGAACCCCATCCTTGTTCATTAAAAGCATTTACAGAACCTACTTTTGTAGAGGTTGTTAAACCCGTTATTGAAACAGTTGTAATATCTTGTTGTCCCCAATCGCCTTGAGACCAGGTTGTTCCGGATTGATTCCAAGAGTTAGCCATAAGGATTTACTCCCTATGCTGTTAGTCTCAGAATAGCAGATGATGAATCGTTAGCTGGAAATTGAATTGTAAAAGTTCCTGAAGAAACAGTTTTGTCTCCACCAAAAGCTACAACACATACAGCGTTTGTAGTACCTGATCCACCGTTAGCTTGTGTGTTGTAAATTAAACATCCGTTTGCTGTGAAAGATGCTGATGTAAAAGACACGTCAGTAAAATCTGTAAATGCAGTAGTAGAAGTTAAACCTACGCCAGTATTAACAAGAGTGGCTCCTGCTGTTGTGTATCCATTACCGTTTGCTACTTCAGTGTTTGACCCACCGCCTGGGTTAGTTGAATAAGCTGTAGTTGTTGCATTTAAAGTTGCGCTACTTGTGTATAAAGCAAGTTTAAAAGTATCTCCACCTGATCCGTTAGCATCAAAGTCGTGAAAACCTTGTAGTAATTCTTTTTTAAAACTTGAACAAACTGCTGAGGCTATTGTCATAATATTTATCTCCTAATTTTTTTATGGTGAAGGTGATTTGACTTGTATTCTAACAGTTCCGTCAGTGTAATCGTCTCGTCTTCTTCTCCCAATTTGCATTCCTGCAAACTGTTGTATGCCTGTTTTATATTTATTTTCATATAATGTCAACATATCCATTGGACCTTTTAAGAATCCATATGCTTCTACCAAACAAGCATATAATAAGATTTGTGGCATATAATTACTAAGGTAAGTATGTGAATTACCTCCACTACCTGTACCAAGTCCTACTGGCATTTTATTAAAATATACTCTGTATCTATAATTTGCGTCTGGTGTAGGGGCAAAATACATTCCTCCAGATGTCGTATCTGTAAGACCTGTAGCACCGCCAAACATTGCATAATACTTAGGAAATCCTGTAACATCTTGTCCGGTTAAATCACCTTGTGGTCCTGTTAATTTTCCTACATATTCTGTTAAATATGTTTGATCTTTTTTTTCTAACCAAGTTCCTTCTTCAGTAGTATTAGCAGTATTAAATACTTCTACACCTCTTATAAATAAAGCTCCTGCCGGTGAATTAATTGTATTGTCATCTGCAACTAAAGTACCTTCTTGGACTTTTCTGTCTGAGTCCATAGGTAATTCAGTATTAATTCTATGCTCTGCAGCCATAATAAATTCATCAATAACAGTTTGGGTTAATACAACGGCTGTAACAGCAGGATCATTATCTACTTCTGTGTAAGCTCTAATTGCTGTTGTTAATGTTGAATATGAATAACTTGTTGCCATAATTAAGCTCTATCATTTATTGGGCCGTATGTACACTGCAAACCACCACCTGCTAAATGTGTGCCAGCTACAAAATCCATACCTATAGCAAGAGCTGGAACTAAATAACTATTTTCTTCTGTAACAGTTGTGTT